TTGCGTGATCCTCATCAAACCCGGCATTCCACCTTGCCAGCTTCATCTCAACAAGCATTCTGGCTGTCTGAGCCGGTGTGACCTCAACGCCAAGCACCAATGTCCACCTAATCGCCAGTTCTTTGTATAGTGGCTGATACGGCCCCAGCTTCTTTGCCCGGCTTGTCAGTATCTTTGATGCGCTGATCGCTAGATCTTGTGGATCGGTCATGCAATATTCTCCAGCACTTGTTGTTGCTGCATGTCAGATCCCCGGTTCCCAATATAATCCATGTCCCTTGGCTCATCTGATGTTCTTTGCTGCATACAACGCATTTCTCTGTCATGCCCTTTGTCGGTGAAAAATGCCTGACCTTGTTCTTTCTCTTCATTGATCCAAATCTCCATAACCTTGTCGGCCAGCGCTGACCGCAAATAATCCCATGTCAGGATGCCGGGGCTTCCTTTGAGGTATTCCGGCAATGACTGGTGGGTTTCATCAACCTCAAGCTGGTTATCTGTCGCTAATCGCCGCACAGGGACGCTGTAAGCCTCTGCAATGGCAAATGGCCCCAATCCTAACTCCAACAGCCTCGACAGCTCTCTGTCGGCCTCTATGAGCGCTTCTTCAATCATCAACATGCAGCTTTCCCTCAAAGATCATCGCCTCTAGCTCTTCATCGCTAAGATTTTCAGTCGCAAATGACGGCTCAATGTCTTCCTTGTGGTGCAGCTCAGCCGGTTTGACCGGCGGCTTTGGTACAAACTTTTGCCGGTATTCAGTCTTGAACTTCATCTTTAACGGAGCTGGCCCCTTGGCTATTGGCATGGGGATGAACAGCTCTTCACTGGTGGAAAATCGATAGCCGCACTTGAGGCAAGCCCTACGCCGCCTGATCGTGTTGTTGTCGTGCCACCTACTGTCTTTGACAATGGTGTCGCTGGAACATTTGGTACACAGCAATTTCTTCCTCCTCCGTTAATTGACGATGGCCGCTGTAATCACACTCCCAGCAACCCAGCGCCAAGCATTCGGGGCATTCCTTCATGTACTCGACACCAACATCAGGGTGCCTGATCACCGGGATCACAATGTCTCTGAGATTAACCACCAGCCGCCTCGCAGATCTGCTTTACAAGATTGGCCTGCCCGGTCTGACGCAGCTTGATCAGCGGCGATAAGAACAGCTCAACCTCTTGCAGCTTCTTGGCCACAACAAGATGCGCGCCAGCCGCGCCCAGCTCTTCATGCATTTTCTTTTGATTGTCGGACACCTTGCCGCCCTTGGGGCGCTTTAGCTCAATGAAGATCGGCAAGCGCTTTACATTGTCGAGCCAACCGGCATCATCAATGAACAGTTCCAGATCAGGCCAGCCCCATTTGGTGCCAAGCTTTTTTAAGCGGCGCTTGTAAGAAACATGCCGGGTGCCTTCATTGGGGCTGTGGTGCAAGACGCTATTGACCGGCAGTGAGGCGTCAAGCCACTGCACGACATAGTCTTGGAGCTGATCCTCAGTCATTAAATACAACGCCATAAAAGCTGGTTGGCTGGACGGCACCATCAGTCACATTCACGATTCGCATCATAAATTTGCGGTTGGGGATCTTTGCATCCTTGTGGCTTGATGGCAGACACCAGCGCCGTGCCACTGCCGCATGACTAGCGCCGGTAACCCGCGCTAACGCTGAATAACTAAGCCCTTTGCTCTGCCGATATTGATCAAGCGTCATACCTGTCCTCACAATCTATTTGATAGTTGTAGTATCAGGCTTGACAGTTGATGACAAGATAATTAGGTATAGACAATCAGGTTTGACACAAAGTGTTACAGGAGCTTACATTATGTTCATGGGAAACAATTTAGATGAAATGATCAGCATCGCTGGTATGTCAAAGAAGGATGTCGCTGAGGCTAAGGGCGTTACGCCAGAGACAGTGTCGCGCCGCATCCATTCTAAAATTAGCATGACGCTGCAAGATGTTGACGACTATGCGCGCATTCTTAAATGCCAACCGCATGAGATTGCCTATAACAGCCCACCCATCCCAATCTTAGGTGTCTGGCATACTGACCCGGCTACACAAAACTGTAAGCTCATTAATCGTTTCCAAAACGACAAGACCTTTTTCAAAAAAGGTATTCATGTCCATGGAAATTATAATGAAGATTGGGCATGCATATACTGGAACCTAGAACAGAATGTGCGTAGTCCTTATCGTCAATATCACAATGCGTTGACGATGATTAAAATAGAATCTGTGGCTGGCAATAAAATTGATCAAAATGCGCTAATGAACCAATGTTATGTGATGACCAAGGCCGGGGTTATGCTGGCTGGCGTCTTGTGGCCGCAACACCACAACGAGTTTTATACGCTGACAGATGTTGTCGGGGTGCCAGAAGAAAACAGAATACTAACCGATCTGGATATCCAATGGGCAGCGCCGATTGCTTGGTTGCTCCAACAGCGCCGACTAGAAACCGTTGTCATGGTTGATTACGAATCGCCATTTATTCAAAAACATTATCAAAAGCTAGTCCAACCACAGTCAGTAAAACGCAAAGAGCAATACGAAAAATTTTATCAGGTAAGTATGAATGAACCTGTTGATATAAGCAAAACAGATGGCCTTAAAATCGTAGATTAATGCGCTCCAAGCATAACGCTTGACACTCAGTGTCATAGCCTGATAGAACCGTTCCACACCTTGGGAGCGGTTCTTTGTCATTTAAAAACTTTTCTAAGCCACAGAAACAAGACTTTGTCAGGCAATCAGCCCGGCACTCTTACTATCACCATTCAAGCCCAAGCAAGCCTGACGGCTTTACGTTCTTTGACAAAGCTGTTGTCAGGCCAGAGCTGGAGAATGCCAAGGCAGTCATAGCTGGCGAGGCCAAAGGCGATAAGGCTGAAGCTCAACGCATCCTAGATTTGCACGGCGTATACAAAGACAGTCGTGGCAAACCACAAAACGGCGATAAGCCACCATTGATCTCTGGAAGGGCCGTTGAGAACTATTGCACTGATGTTGCTGTAAATGATGTCAGCCCGGCTGATGCGTTTAAAAACGCTATTAATGAGCTGCACTGCTTTCATGGCGCTGATTGGCGTGATGCCGATAAAGACAAGCGCGAGTTAGAACACAAAACCACAGTGCGTTATGGCGCTGATGGATCTATTCCTAAAAAAGACATCATCCCAACACACACTGAATTTGAGCTGGTGTGCAGCAATGCGCTTGATGGTTTGCGCGAGGCGTTTGCTGGCGCTAACCGCATCACCGGGCAAAAGAAAATCAAAGGTAATTTTGATGATGTGCAGCTCCCCTATCTTGGTTATGGCGATTTCCAAGAGGGCGGTGTTGAGCTGAAGACCAAGTGGGATACCAAAGCCCACACTGACAAGCCTAGCGCTGGCAGTTTGCCCAAAGACATTACCTTCCCAAACCTAATGCAGATCGCCGGGTATTGGCACATCACCGGCATCTGGCCGACAATCGTTTACGCCAACAGGCTTGGCTATCGCGTGTTTAAGCCAGAGCTGGATCAGCTTCATGCCGGGGTTGCCGCCATCAGGGAAGCCTGCATGCGGCGTGAACGCCTACTTGCCACCGCCAACACAACCGAAGAGCTGTTGAAGCTTTGTGATCCACAGTGGGATCACATGTTTGTGTGGAAAGATCTACCACCAGAAATTATAGACCGCGCTCAAAAGATTTGGAGATCCTGATGTTTGAAATTTTTACACGCAAAAGACTAACCGAATCAGAAATCGAACTACGCCGGATTCGGCACATCCTTGAGCAAATGCAGAACGATGCCATCGCGCGTGGCGTGTTGCTCAACGCTATCAACTCAACCCTAAAAGAAAGTGACAACGATGATCCAAGATCTGTTTGATATTGAACCGCCGCATCAGGCCCACAGCCCCACCAGTGCAGCGTCAGCCGCCAAGATCAAGCCTAACTTTGGCAAGAACATGGTGAAGGTTCTTGAGGCGCTACAAGCCCATGACAAGCGCGGGTTGACTGATGAAGAAGGTTGCACCGCCACCGGCATGACCGGCAACAGCTACCGCCCGGCGCGGGTCAAGTTGGAGCAATTGAAGCTGGTGTTCAAAACGGAAGCAACGCGCAAAACAGTAGCTGGCAGACCGGCTGCAATCTACTTGCTGACAATGCTTGGCATGATGGAGATGAGCCGATGAATGCCATGCCAGAGGCCATCGCAACGGCACTGGTTGCATTCCAAGCAAATAACAGCGCCATGACGCTGGACAAGCGGGGTAACCGCTCACAATACGCATCAATCGGTTCGATGATGACGCTGGTTAAAAAAGCAGCGGTTGATCACGGTCTTGGCATTTCATTCCCGGTACGCCGCACAGAAAACAATGAATATTTTATATCGCCGGTCATTGTGCATAGCAGCGGCGTGAGCTGGTCATCACCTGATCTGGCTTGGCCCCTCATTGTTGATGACATGACACATTGCCAGAAGCTTGGCAGCGCCATGAGCTATGGCCGTAGGTATTTGCTGCAAGGCATCCTTGGCCTTGCCGCCGGGATTGCTGAGCTTGATGACGATGATGATGACGATGGTGAAGCAAACTTTGATTGGAAAGGCTGGGCTGATCAATCGTTGTCAATAATCAAAACCGCTAACAAAGCGCAGCTTAAACAGTGGGATACAGATAACACTGAAATTATTAAACAGGCAGAAACCGCAGCGCCTGAGATCTACAACACTGTGGGCATTGAATACCATAAAAAATTGGAGAGCTTCAAATGAGTAACAGACCAACCTTCACAAACAATAACACTCAAATGGAGTGTATCCGGGGTCAGGCCGGGGAACCCGCAAAGCTAAAGCTGGCTTGCTGGGTCAACCCGAAAAAGGCAGACAAGTTTGATTCAGATAAGCTTCAAGCTTGTGACCAGATCCGCGACTTGGTCATCAAACATGACCTGACCTTCAATGTGAAATTCAAGCAGCGTGTCGATGATGATTACAACAACGACAAGGATCTGGGGTCTGTCAATATTTTTGCCAACAAGCCTTACGAAGAGCCGCAAGACAATGATGCTGCCCCGGCTGCACCATCAGGCGGCGGTGGTTTTGGTGGGGGCTTTAGCAATGGATAGGAACCCCGGCCCAGCCCTGCTTGCTGTGCGCGATGCAGCCACTGCGCTGTTTGGCAGATGGACACCGGGTACGCGGGATGCAACCTATCGCCTGTTAAAGAAAGGTACATTGGCCAGCGTCAGGGATGGCCGCAAATGGTGGATACCCGCCGAAGAGATTGATCGCATTCGTAGCATGAAGGGAGCTGATGATGGGCAGGACATGGACAAAGAAGCAGCGCGCTGAACATTCAAAAAAGATCAAAGCCGCGTGGGCTGCAAAAAGAAAAGCAGCCCGGCCATGGTGGCGTAGGCTGCTTGGTATTTAGAAGCAAAAAAACTTGGTAGTGGAGAATGCCGTAGCGATATGGCCGAAACTTACAAGCGCTTCTAAAAGAGGGCTAGACCGGGTTGCCTCATGGCGGCTGATCTAGCCCTCACTTTTTATATGCCCATCGCAGCGGCTGTCGCGCTGGTCACTTGCTTTTGCTTTTCCGCGTTCTTCACATAATGGCCATACTGGCGGTAAGTAAACGCGCTGTTGGCGTGGCCCATCAATGCAGCCACCTCGCCCCAGTCCTCACCCAGTGAACTGATCTGGACGCTGGCAAAGAAATGTCTGAAGTCACCCCACAACATCACTGGCACACCGGCACGATCACACACACGATCCATAATCTTAGGGAAAGTTTTCTTGGTCTGAAAGCTGCCAGCATTGTTAGCAAAAACAAAATCGTCAGCGGCTGAATGTTTTGATGACACCTTGAGCTGACGCAGAACAGCTATCACCTCTGCCGGGATTGGCACAGTACGATTGCCGCGCTTAGTTTTTGTTTTGCCCACACCTTTGCATTGATGCTTGATGGCACGGTCAATCTTGATTGTGCAATCCTCAAAGTTGACATTGCTCCAAGGCAGCGCGCGCAGCTCACCCTGCCGGATGCCAGATGCTATCGCAGTGAGCGCCATTGCTTTGACCAGCAAGCTCTCATCATCCAAGCTTGCAACCACAGACTGAATGATCTCTGGCTGGATGCGCGGTGCGCGGTCATCAGTAAAATCAGCGTCTAGGCTGAGTGACATTTTGTCTAGCGGATTGACCTGCCCCCAACCTTGCGTCACTGCATAATTGAATAGCATCTTAACAGCCTTGACGCGCTTCTCAGCGGTTGCTTTAGATTTTTGTTCGGCTTCTATGCCAGAGATAATAGCAAGCCCCACTGGCCCCCTAGTCGCTGTTTGCATCAGGTCAGATATGTTGTGCTTTGCCAATACAAACCCATCGATGCGGATGCCCAAACAAAACTCCACACCTCGCTTAATCTCATCCCGGTGAGCTTTGCTTATCTTCTTTGCAGTAGCCCGGCCATCTTGCTCATTGATAAATTTGTCAGCGGCTGAGCGCACACTGGTTGGCTTTACCGGGGCAACGATTGTGCCGTTATTGAAATTGTTGACGGCCTCAACCATTGCCTTTTGAGCTTCTGGTTTTGATTTGAACGATGGCTTCTTGCCACCTATTGGGCGCGCGTCATATGTCCACACGCCGGGGCGATCTTTGCGCTCGTAAACCTTCAAGCTTGTGACTACTTTTTTAGACATGTCATGCTCCCTTTTCTGATGTCTTACGAATCAGTTATGACATATTGTGTCAAGCAATGCAAACAAAACGTACCCAAAAACGTACCCAAACGCAAAAAAAGCCCCCGGCCAATCAAGGCCGAGGGCTTATAAATTATTGATATTATTTAAGAAAATGTGGCGGGAGTGACGGGACTCGAACCCGCGGCCTCCGGCGTGACAGGGCGATATTTAGGGGTGTTGGGGCAGCTTTTCTGCGGGTTTGCGCCACATGAAAGGCGGTTTATACGCTGCTTACTTTAGCGAAAGCGTACCCAAAACGTACCCAATTATGCGTATGACTTCTTCGTCTTTTTCTTTTCTGCAAAGCCACCAACCTTGCGGCTCATCTTGCTGTAAGTTTTTGGATCAACTGTACTGTCTTTTTTTGACCGGCTGGTGCCAGCGGCTTTACGTTTATTCATGTTGTCATAGAGGCTCATGCGATCAATCCTTTTCTGTATCCATTCGTTCTGTCGTAAGTAAGCACATCAGACCGGTTGTCTGTTGCTGCATAAGAGCAATGCACCCAGCCGCTGTTCATCTCGCCGTTGTAGCATTCTAGAATGAGCTGATCGAACACTAGGTTGTCTTGGATCCAGACACAGAGGTCATGGTTGTCATAGCCAGCCACCTCAAAGTCTGCCGCCTCACCTCGCGCATGCTGGCTGGTAACTTTTGATCCAATCGACAAACACAGTTCTGGGGATCTAAACCCTGATGAAACTATGAACGATCCAAACTCATCGCGAACTGGCTGCAATATGTTCTCACAAAGCATAACCATTGATTCAATCTGTTCATCATTGGGCTGGTTTGGAATGCCTTTGCGCTCAGCAGTTTGTGACTTGCACATTTCAGCAAGTGTAAAGTTTCTCGATAAATTCATTTGCCGCCCCTCTTTGCAATTGCTCCGATCCCGGCTTTACCAATCCGATATCCAAAGCTGGCGCTGATGGAAATGTACAAACAATTTGCAAACCATTCTGGCGTGTACTCATCTAGGAATATAAAACCATTCTTTACATATTCCTGTGTCCAAGGCAGGAAGCAGCCCACCAAAATCGCGCCAAAAATTATTACCCAAAATTCATCTTTCCACGATGATTCCATTTGCTTGGTAAGCTGTTGTTCCATAAGCATCGATGATGTTGCTTCAGTCTCATAGACCTTGGCTTCAGCTTTTTTCATCGCAACCTTGGCTTCAGTCTCAGCCGCCTTGGTCTGTGCTTTGGATTTTAACCAGCCGCCAGCCAGCTCAGCGATTGGGCCAATTAATAAATTAAGCATTACTCAACCCCCAACACTTTGGACAAGCCAAAGACTTCCAACATTATGAATGTGAAGAACAGTAATAAGACTGACCCAGCGATCAGCTTGCCGCTAAAGTTGGTTGAGCCGATCTTGATAGCAACAAACTCATTGCCTAAAATCCTCAGAATAAGCTCAAAGCTGTTCTGGCCAACATTGACCGTAACCGGCTTTTTCTTTTCTTCAGTCATCAGCAGCTTTCTTTGCCAGCACAATCTGCCGGGAAGCAGTGCGCTCTCATTTGATAATATTCGTTTTCGTAGGTGGTCTGCCACATCGCATCGTCAAGTAAATAAACGCACTGATCCTCTGTGAGTTCTTGCTGGAGCGCGATCTGGTTTCCTATATATTCCCACTCAGAACCCGTGTTTCCCCACATGCTTATGACCAAAATGAAAAAAGTTTCTTTCATTTAGAAAGCTGCCCAGGCCGGAGTTTGCGGCATTGATAAAAAGTCGGCTTGTAAAGAACCAAGTGCTTATGAACATCCGTTGCCATTTCCAACGCCCTCTCCTGACAAGACGCTTGAGTGTCATGCCAGCCTTGGTTCTCTAAAATCAAACATTGCGCTGGGTCAGCAATCAGGCACACCGTAACGAGCGCTTGCCACATCAATCCACGATTTTCACAATGAAGCTTGAGCCGTCATCGTTTTTCTCAATGACAACAGTTTTGTTCTCGCATGAGTACCTGACGGACTGACTTTTCTTATAGAGATTACGCTCAATCGTTCGCTTGGCTTTGAGGCATTTGCTGATTTGTTCAAACGCTGTATGTTCTGCCACGCTGCCAGACATATAAAGAATCAAGGTTATGGTTTCAGTCACCACGCTGTTTCGTCCTCATTTTTTCAACTTGTTCTTCAATGTTGGTGAGACGCTTCTCGTAGAAGTCTAGAACCAGTTTTGTTTGTTGGTCTGCGGGGGCTTTCCCCTGTTCAATTATAGTTTGCAACTTTTCAAACTGACCCGATAGATGCTCAATGAGCATGTTTTGCTCCTGATCGGATGCAGTCAAACCTAACTCGCCTCTTGGAAATTTAATCCTAAATTCGGTGTTTTGCTTCAAATCTGCTTCGATAAGTATGATTTTGTTTTCGATGCTATTGAGCCGTTCAATAACTCCAAAATAGGCCCATGTCGCAACAGCCGCACCAACCACCATTGCAATCAGGTTCCTGATGGGCATGGACAATTCGGTGTTTTCGTTGAGCCTGTTTGCCATAATTTAGCCGAAATAAAAGCCGCCCAAAAATGCAAGGCACCACACAAGCGTTAAAAAATTGAACATGATCATCGTGGCCGCTGTGCTTCTTTAGCCCGGCTGAATGCTGTAGCGCCCATGAACGCCGCTACAATCCCCATGTTTGCAACAACGTAGGTTGATAGCAGTGAGGTGACTAGAGGCACCCTGTCGGCGCTTATAAAGGGAAACACGACTAAGATAATGCTAATGGCACTGGCACCGACACTCACCCAGCAAATGAGGCGCTGTTGATCTTGCAGCTTGTCGTTGTTCTCAATTGTAATCTGGCGCTCATGCCGATCCAGCTCAGCGTTTGTGATCTCACCATCGTCATTAAGATCTGCTGGGTTGAGCTTGCTATCAGCGGATAGCTTTTTCATAGGACTATTTCCTCTGCACCAGATTTATTAACAGCGGCAAAAATGAAAAGGCCCATTACAACTATGACTAGAACAATGAATGCCGATAGCGCAATAGCCTCAATCTGTTTTTCAAGACGCGCAGCCGCGCGAATCTTTTCACGCTTTTTTTCTTGTATACGCTCCCGCTCTTCGCGTTGTGCGTTATTATAATGGGCAATAATCTCATCGTAGCATGTTGGCCCCCAGCGCATATTTATTAGCAATTTTGCGTCAGCGAGCGTTTCGCGGATTTTGCGTTTTTCGATTACATGATCAATTGAGCTTTGCAACGAAATGCCAATGGAGCCTTTTGACGATTGATCTTTATTTAGCGCTTGTTCAGATTGCAGTAACTTTGTGACATGCCCAGCCACTGTGCCTAAATCTTCACAATCTTGCAGCCGTTCTTTGCACCATTTTATTGAGGCTGACGCAGCAGAAATTGCCGCTAATGCGGTTGTGATAGGCTCCATAATATGTCTCGATTTTTATTTAGCGCTAATCATTCTGTCGATCTTTGCTTCAAGCCGTAAGATCGAATCTGACATTCTTGTCAAATTGTCGGAAAGTTCTGCGCGGGTGCAAAAGTCCTCTCTTGTGCGGTTTAGCAATATCTCAATGCGCTTAACCTCACTGCTTAAAGTGCTTGCCCAATATCCAAATCCAAGCACTAGCACACCAATGAGGCCATCAATGATATGCACTAAATCCATCAGTCAGCATCTGCTATGGTTAGAGTACCAGCGTCAATCTTGGCTTGTATGTCGTTAGGTAAACTGTCCTTATTCGCACGGAGCCACGCTTGGAACTCAGCGTCTACACCAATACAACTTCTCGTATTGTCATCTTTTGTATAGATAACTTCATTGTCCATAGTTGTTGAATGTACGCTATAACTCATAGTTCAGCACTCCACGCTAAAAAGGTGTCGGCAACTCTTAATCTGCCTGTGCAACCTTGACCTTGTGTTCCACCGCTAGCATGAGCGAAATACACAGAAGCACCTGTTGTATTTGCATTCACAAAAGTGGGAACAGCATTACTAATAACTACACTGTCATTATGTGTTATATCAAAATTTCCTGCTGTGGTAGATGTCTCTACTGCTGTAGGATGTGACCTCATTTCTACTGGAAAAGGTACAAATATCCGTGCTTGAGTAGTTGTAGTTTCAAGACCCGCCCCTATTTCAATTGACCCATAGCTATGTTCAACTTTGTGGTAGTACCGCTGACACTTGGCTAACGTGGTTCCAAAGTCCTCATGCTCAAAAGCGGTGGCTACATCTCCGACTTCAAGCTGTACTTGCGCCAAGTAAAAGTTGTTAGATGTGCTATCCATCCAGTTGACTTGATTAGATGTGCCGTAATGATTTCCATTGGTAGACCAAGTATTATTTGTGCCGTGAAAAGTTGAACCCCACGCTAAACCAAATACAACTTGAAAACCTAATCCATTGTCGTTGGCTATTGCCCCACCTGATGCAGTAATCAATGATGTGCTTCCAGCAGTCGGAGTTATTGTGATTGTTTTCTTTTCCCAAGTGTTAGCACTATTAATAGTATATTCATTGGGAATTACAGCAGAAGTATTATCTTGTTTATATATAGTTGCTGTGTATGTACCAGTTTTGTTAGATTT